GTGGGTTTGATTGGGGTGGTCTGTATGGGATCTTTAACCGCGTATCTTGTTTTTGCTGCCCCCTACAGCGCATTAGCGAATTAAGGAAGGTCAGACGCTTTTTCCCTGACCTTTGGCAACAAATGCTGGAATGGGATGCGGCAATACCAGGGCATAACCGTGGATTTAAGGACTACACAACGGTCCACGACCTGGAGGCCCGGTTTGTTGAGGAAGATAGGTGGATGCGGTTGCCGGGCTTAGAACGTGAAGCTGTGTGAGGTGAGCATGGGGATGAGTGAAGATGAAGCAATGGCATGTTGAGGAATATGTTTAGTCAGGTGTTAATAAAAATAAACAAAAATGTTTATAAAACATAAACACGACATAAACAGAGGTGAACATGCTCAAGGGATGCGGCCAGGGCGAGGTAGGGGTTGATGAGCCGATATTTAAGCCGGAAGATTTCAGTCAGCCGAATGAGGTTATGTTGGCGGAGGTTCACAAGGCAATGACGGAGTTACGGCAAGAGGTGCATGAGCTGCGGTTGGCGGTTGTGGAGCAAAGTAGAATACAGCAACGATTACTGGAGGGGGATGGGAAATGAAGATGGAAGAGCTGATAGCGAATGTGGAGCAGTGGGCTGATGAGCGGGGGATTTTGGAGAAGGCTACCCCGATGGATCAGTTTGAGAAGACGATGGAAGAGATTGATGAGCTTAGGGAAAGCCTGGAGTTACAAGCAAGTGGTGATGAGATCAGGGGAGCAATCAAAGACGACATTGGAGATATAGCAGTGACATTGATCATTCAGGCCAAGATGCAGGGGTTGGGATTTGCTGAGTGTCTTGAGTGGGCCTGGAATGAGATCAAGGACCGGCAAGGTAAAATGGTGGATGGGCAGTTTGTGAAGGAGGTGGGCAATGGATAGCGTCAACCATCCAGGGCATTACGCCCTGCACTACCCGTTGGAAGTCAAAGACATGATCGAAATTATCTTGATAAACGCCTATGGGCCGGATGCGTACAAGGCTTATTGCCTAGGCAATGAGCTGAAGTACAGGCTTCGGGCTGGATTTAAGGGCGAAATTGGGGAAGAGATCGGCAAGGCCATGAAGTATCTTGAGTTTCGGGAAGAGGCTGCGGAAGAAAGCCGGGATGATTTGGTATTCAATGACCACTCCGAGCGCACGGCGGCTCGGGACGTGGAGGATACGGTGAGGTGGAGACAGGGGCGGCCAAGTCTTGCTGACCATGATGAAAGAGATCCGCACGAAAAGTATCCTCCTGGCCATCCATATTGGGGACCAGACCACACCTACACCGACGAAGAACCAGAATACCTCATGCGCCATACCCCAGTGACGCCGGAAGAGGACTGGGAGTGGGATAGCAAGGCGCCTAGTGATGTACCTCCGTTGGCGCGGAGATATGACCGTAAGCATGGGTAGGTGAATATGGACTGGACGCGCATAAGTCATTTCAAGCCGGAAGAGTTTTATTGCAAATGTGGGTGTGGCCAGGGGGCAGGAAAAATGCACCCTGAATTCATTCTGCGATTGGACCACGCCAGGGAAGTATCGGGCATACCGTTTAAGGTCACGTCTGGCTACCGCTGCCCGGAACACAATGCCGAGGTTGGCGGGGTGTCCAGCTCAGCCCACACGCGCGGATATGCGGCTGACATTGCCTGTGAGGGGAGCAGGACCAGGGCACAGATCATCAAAGCCGCTATCAAGGCCGGGTTTGACCGTATCGGGATAGCAAAGACGTTTATCCATTTGGACTGTGACCCGGATAAACCCAAAATGGTGTATTGGGTGTACTGATGCAAGATAGACCAACCGTTCTGGTGGGAATCCGAGAGATATCGGAACACCTGCGAAGGAGCCCGCGAGTCGTCCGGCGGCTGATCCGTGAGGGCCTGCCCGCTACCCTGGAGCATGGGGCATACATGACCACGACCCAGGCCCTGGAAGGGTGGATAAACGAGCGGGCAGTGAAACGTGATACAAAACGCTACGGGACGGACACGAATAAGCACTAATAAGCAAGTTGCCTGCGGTGCTTGTCTTTAGTTATTCTGACGGTACATCTTTAGGGGTGTACCGTTTTTTATTTTTGGAGGGTTTAATTGCCAAACGGTGTGCAATCGTATGCCGAGTGGTCGCAGGCTCTGAATAAAGAGCAGCGGGACTACGAGATTTACCGCTTGCTGCATAGCTTGGATGAGCGTTTGTGCAGGCTGGAGCGCAGACCGATATGGGACAAGGCGGTTGCGTTTGCCGGAGGGATAATCGGTGGGTTTGCTGCCGTTATCGCCTATCTTAAAGCTTTTTCGGGGGTAACATGAGCTGGCAGTTAATCGTGATCATTGCCGTGTGTGGCGTGGTGGCTGTTGCCCTGGTCCTGCTCAACAATAGGGCCAACAGGGTGGTTCGGGGATGTTTCAAAGATGCGCAGAAGGACTTGGACGACGCCCTGGAGTGGTATGCGGCCACCGATGATCAGCTCAGGTCCATGACCCGCAAGCAGTACAAGGACCTGCGGGACAAAACAGTCCGCTCTCTGGTCAGGATTGAGGACCTGGAGGACAGCACCCGGCAAAAGCTGCGCACGCTTTTTATTCGACTGGTTAAGGCAGGGGAGGGGAAGCAGTAATGGGTATTTTATCCGCCCTGCCTGTCATCGGCAAAGCTGTGGATAAAGGCCTGGACGTAGTGGATCAGATTGTTGAGGACAAGGACCAGGCCGCACGGCTCAAGACCGAGATCCGCACGCAGATCGAGGCTCAGGCCCACAGCGAGCGGCAGGCTTTGATTAAGGAGCAGGGCAAGATTGTCGGTCTGGAGGTCCAGGGAGAATCATGGCTGCAGCGCAACTGGCGGCCGCTGTTGATGCTGTGCGTGATTGCCATCATTTTTAACAACTACGTGCTGGTGCCCTATCTTTCCCTGTTTACGGACAAGGTGGCCATACTTGAGCTGCCAAACGGTCTCTGGGCCCTGCTCAATGTCGGCGTTGGCGGATATGTGGCTGGGAGATCCGGAGAGAAGATCGTTCAAAACCTCAAGGGCAAGGACAATGGCTAACCACAGCCCATACAGGGATCAGTTTGCGCAGCAGGCGTATGTGGCCTGTTCCGAGTCGGGCATGACGGACGTGCAGCTCGCTAAACTGTTTGGTGTATGCAAAGCCACGATAAACGTCTGGAAGAAAAAGCATCCAGAGTTTGCCGAGCAGATCCGCAAAGGCAGGGATGAGTTCGATTCAGCCAATGTCGAAGACAAGCTGCTCAAGCGGGCCATGGGGTACACCTACACCGAGACCACCATGGAGCGCGACGAGGACACGGGGGAAATGGTGGAGGTCAAGAAGGTCAAACGCCACATCCCTCCAGATACTGCGGCACAGCGATACTGGCTGAACAATCGCCAGCCGGAGCGGTGGAAGAATGTCAAGCACGTCGAGGCGGATGTCCATCAGCGCGGAGAAATGAAGATTAACATTGTGAACTACGATGACGGAACTGACCCTGCCGCATAAATTCACGCCCCGTCCGTACCAGCACAGGCTGTTAAAAGCCATGGACTACGGATACAAGCGAGCCGTGGCTATCTGGCACAGGCGGGCAGGCAAGGACCTGACTCTGGTCAATCTTTTGACAAAAAAGGCTTTCGAGCGAGTTGGCATCCATTACTATCTATTCCCCACAGCGGCATGGGGCAGGCGGATTCTCTGGCATGGCATGGACCGCAACGGGATACGGTTTTTAGATCGCATACCCGAGGAACTGCGGACCAAGACCCGCGAGGACGAGATGCGCATAGAGCTGGCCAATGGTTCCAGCATCCAGATTGTGGGCACAGATAACCTCAACGTCGTGGGGCCGAACCCTATCGGGTGTGTGTTCTCGGAATATAGCCTGCAAAATCCCCGGGCCTGGGATTTGATACGTCCGATCCTGGCTGAAAATGATGGGTGGGCGGTGTTTAACTACACGCCCCGCGGTCGCAATCACGGCTTTGATCTGTATCAAATGGCCCTGGATAACCCAAAGTGGTTCACGCAGCTTTTGACCGTCGAGGACACCGGTGCGATCCCCATGGCAGCAATTGATGAAGAACGCCGGGCCGGGATGAGTGAAGAGCTGATCCAGCAGGAATTTTATTGCAGCTTCGATTATGGCCTGGAAGGGGCTTACTACCTGAACCAGATCAACCGGGCCAGGAGTGAGGGACGAATAACCAACATCCCCATTGAGGACCTGCCGGTTTATACGGCCTGGGATCTGGGGATAGGTGATAGCACGGCAATATGGTTTTTCCAGCTGGTCCGTCAGGAGGTCAGGATCATTGACTACCACGAGGACAGCGGGGAAGGTCTGGCCCATTATGCCAAGGTGCTGCAAGACAGAGGATATCTGTACGGCGACCACTACGCACCTCACGACGTGGAGCACCGCGAGCTGGGGTCTGGCACGTCTCTGAGACAGAGAGGCCGGGAGTTGGGGATAAAGTTCAAGGTGGTCCCCAAGCATACGATTGAGGATGGCATTGAGGCCGCCAGGTCGATATTCCCCCGTTGCTGGTTTGACAAGGACAGGGCAAAGGCCGGGCTCAATGCCCTGATGAACTACCGCAAGGAGTGGGACGACAAACACCAGGTCTTTCGTACTCGCCCCTTGCACGATTGGGCCAGTCATGGCGCGGATTCTTTTAGATATTTGGCAGTAGCGGTACGGCGCATGTCTACCAATAACAGCATGACTGAAAGCGAAGCACGGCGATTGTACGAGCAGTACGCGCCTCCGGTGGCATAATATAAGCATCACGGCAAGAGGATAATATGAGCGTAACCAGATCAATAATCCAATACCCAGCGAGTAGAACAAAAAGGCCATATACGGTCCCGGTTACTAATAGCAACGGGCAGTTACCAGACGCCGGTCTCCTGCCTGTCATGCCTACCCACTACTCTCGTGATGGCAGACCCAGTAATGCAGGAGATGCTGGCGCGGACAGAGCCACATGGACATCCCCTGCTCGCATTCTGTTGGATATCGGCGGCAGCATGCACCAACTATCTGTTCAGCAGACGCTGGATCTTAACGTGGCCGGGAATTGGGACGATGTGTCCGGTACGGATTGGACCGTAGCGGCGAACCGGGCGGGAAAAGATTTCTACGTTTATGCCTGCCAGCCCGCGACTGGATCAGTGCCTGACCTTATCCTGTCTGCCAATGCTTCAATCCCTGACGCTATACCTAGCGGGGAAACTCCCACTGTAGATAATACCCGTAAAATATCGGGATTCCATTGCCTCTGTGAGGATGTGGGCACGATTAGTGGACATTCTCTGACAGACTATATCCAGGGAGACATTTTGCCCGCTAGTGTTTGGGACATCCTGCATCGGCCAGCATGCACCCCAGAGGGCATGGCCTATGATGACCATCAGGCCCTGTGGGTGGATATCTATCTGACATCCGGCACGGGTGATACTACTGCCAGTGCAAACGGGGCGACTATCTCCGATAGCCGCGACTGGATGGATTTCGTCGATGATTTAGGGGCCGTGAGTAAACGGTTACTGGATGACCATGAGTTCCAGCTGGCCGCCAGAGGCTCGAACGAGGAGACCAACATTGATGGCTCCAGTGATCCAGTGACTACTGGCGGGTATGTAGATACAAGTGGCCGTCGCATGATCTCGGATATTGGCCTGGAGGGCATGTGTGGGCAGATGTATCAATGGCTGATCACACAGGGATATCGAGCAGATAATTTTACTCACAGTCATACTGTAGACACAGCCACATCCAACACCGCAGAGCCAACGACAACAGATGAAGCTGCCCCAGGATTTAGTTGGTACAACTTGCCTGGTAGCCAGGGATCACTTTATCGCCAGGGTGGATATGGTGATGTGAAGCTGCACGCGGGCGGTTATTGGAATGCTGGGTCGCTTTGCGGTCCGCGGTGTCGTGGTGCGCGTTACGGTCGCTGGTATACGGCTTCGTCTCTCGGCGGTCGCGGTTGCGCGCGGAGCCAGAGGGCATAATGCGGCAGGCGGGATGCGGCGCGAAAAATAACGTGAGGTGAATATGAGAGGGAAAATTAAGCACTACAACACAAAACAGGACGTTTTGAATGGGTTGAATGTGCATCCAGATAAGACCAAGGCGTTTTTGCAGCGCCTGCTGGATGAGCGGATGCAGTGGATTACTACCGGCAAATTGGATGAGGGTGATCCTGGGGTTGAGGATGAAACTCATCGAATAGCTGAGATTACTGATGAGGTTACTGGAGATGTGATTGACCGATATCAGGAAGAATGGATGGAAGATCCGGGAAGTAAGATATTTCGGTTGGAGATGACAGTGGATGAGGTTCGGGGGTTGATATGAAGATAAACGAATCGTTCTCTGCTACTGGTGAAAGTGATTGGAGATACTTTTATTCATCTCCGATGTTGTCTATTGCTGGCACGTTTGAGGGAGAGGTGGCGTTGGAATATAGCCCAGATGGCGGAGATACAGTTATCCAAGATAGTGTGTTCCAAGTTCCGTCTGCCCACTTGGTATCTATCCCAGCTTCAGGAGCGTGGCTGCGCGTTAACGTAAAAAATTACACTAGCGGCACAATCCATGTGGCCATGCGGGAATAATATGGCAAATGAGCGGGACATAAAGTCCGAGTATAACGAGCAATACCAGGAAGCCTACCGCGAATGGGATGGATTTCTTCGTGAAGCTAAGAAGGATTTGCGCTTCGTGGTCGGAGATCAGTGGGATTCTCAGGAGCGTGATTACCTGAGACAGAACCGGCGTGAAGCTCTGTCGTTTAACAAGATTAAGCGCATTGTCAATCTGGTTTCCGGATATCAGCGAAAAAACAGACTCGGGTACAAGGTGGAACAGTTGGAGGGATCAGATCCCAAGGCTGCATCACAGTACACAGCCCTGCTCTTGCACTGCATGGAGTACAGCAATGGATTCCATGTTATGTCCGACGCTTTTGAGCAGGGGCCGCTAAAAACCGGCATACAGCTTGTGGAGGTGTCCATTGACTATACCGAAGATCCGGTCAGTGGAGACGTAAAACTCAACAATGTCCCGTTTTCCCGGTTCCTATTAGATCCAAATATGGGTAAGCGGGATCTGTCGGACTGCAACTATATCCTGCGGCGGGACTTTGTAACCAAGGCCCAGGCTCAAATGTTGCTTCCGGATCACGCTCGCGAGATTGAGCGGATGAGTCCGGTGCAGCACGACAACAAATTTAATTTTGCCCTGAAATCCCAAGGGGCGGATGAGCGTTTGCGCTGGGACGAATACTGGAGGCGGGAGAGTGAAAAAAGGACCGTCTTAGTGGATACCCAGACCGGTGCCTGGCGATGGTGGCCTAAAGATGGTGACGAGCGACGTCTTGAGCTCTTTCGGGCCAGGTTTCCCCAGGTCGTGACCAAGGAAGTCTACAAGCCAACGATCAAATTGGCCATCATGGTCGAAGATCAGGTCTTTTATGACAACATAGACCCGCTAAATATTGGCGATTATCCATTTATCCCGGTCATAGGGGAGTGGAACCCGGAACATGACAACCACAGCGAGAAACTGGCTTCTTTGACCCGCGGGGTGCGTGACCCGCAGAAAGAGTACAACAAGCGCAGGTCCAAGATTTTGGACATAATTGACAGTCAGATTTCAAGCGGCTGGATGGCGGAAGTGGACAGTGTCATCAACAAAAAGGACCTCTACCAGGCCGGACAGGCAAAGGTAATATGGGCAATCCAGGATGCTCTGGCCAATCAGCGAGTACAAAAAATCCAGCCCCCGCAGATCCCGGCAGGGCTTTTCCAGCTCGAAGAGGCCTTAAACAAGGACATAATGGAGATCCCAGGGGCAAACAATGAGCTCCTGGGGCAGGCTGACAACGAGAATGAGCGGGTGGCCGGATTTCTGGCCAAAATGCGCCAGAGCCAAGGGCTGACTACCCTGCAAGGTCTGTTTGACAATTACCGATTATCCAAAAGCCTGCTTGGGCAAAAGCTCCTGCGGGTCATTCAGCAGTCATACACTCCGGATAAGGTACAGAAGATCCTGGGGGAGCCACCGGCGCAGGAATTTTATAGCCGGGATTTCGGCAAGTATAACGTCAACGTGGTTGAGTCTATCCTGACCGATTCACAGCGGCAAATGTACTATAATGAACTTGTGAGCCTCAAGCAGATGGGTGCTCCGATCCCTTGGGCCGCAATTCTCAAGGCTGCCCCGATAGAGGAACGCGAGGAATTGCAGCAAATCGTGGCCCAGGAAGAAAAGAACGCCGCGCAGCAGATGCAGCAGCAACAGCGCATGGAGCAGATACGCACCCAGGCCGAGCTGGCAAAGATGCGCGAGGACGTGGCTGGAGCCCTGGAGGAACGCACGGCGGCCCAAGAGAACGTGGCCAATGCGCAGCTTGACCGGGTAAAGGCAATGAAGGAGCTGGAGAAGATGGACGCTGACCGGCTGAAGATCTTAGCCGATGCCCTCAAGACCGTGACCGGGGACCAGGGGGCGCAGGGCAGGGGTACGACCAGGCAGCGAAGGATGACAAGGAGATAGGTGCATGGGGATTGAGATTGGGACGCTTCGGGATTGTCTGTCTCTGGACTTGCAAGAACAGGTGCAGGCGATTGTGGACCACAAGCAAAAAGATCCGAGCTATTACTTGATGATCTACTCGGACATTGACTATTTAGATCCAAACCGGATCAATACCAAGATTTTCACCCTGCGGGAGGACATGGAGCCTCCGGCAATGTTCGGGACCATTTGCGTGTATGTGGACAACCAGGCAGGCAGGATCAAGCCCAAATGGAACCTGCCCCTGGATATCCCCACCAACGGGGTAACGGATGCCGATAAAACCGAGCAAGAGGCGGGGCATTGCGGGATGGCCATGTCTCCGTTTCTTTATAATCAGTAAGGCCAACGGGCACGCCGCCGGTGCCCACGACCGCAACCAAGGACCACGGGCTTATCGGGCGAAAAACTCCAGCAGGCCGCCGCCGGGCCTGCCCAGGCCGAAGCCGGGCCGTCAGGGACGAGGGAAAGCGGACGGGCGAGTAAACGGGCGAGAGGTAAATCATGCCAGAAGAGTACACCATGCAGATCGACGCCAACTACCCTTACGGCAACTACGGTTCCGACGCCGGGGATCAGGGCCAGCAGGGGCAAGAGGCGCAGTCCGGACAGCAGGACCAGGGACAACAGGCTCAGCAACCCCAACAACCCCAGGGCCAGCAGGCAGAGCCTGGGCAGCAAGCTCAGCAGGATCAGGGTCAACAGGACCAACAGGCTCAGGACCAGCAGCAGGTTCCTGTCTCTGTGGTCCAGTCTATCCGCCAGGAGCTGCAAAACTTGAAAGCGCAAAACGCATATTTGCAGCAAATGGCCATGTCACCCCAGCAGCAGGCCAAGCAGCCTGTTCAGGGCCAACAGCAGCCTCAGCAACAGGCTGATCCGCTGGATGGGTACGACGAGGACGACGTTATCACCGTAGCTGACATGAAAAAGATCATGCAGCAGCAAATGCAGGCTGGACAGGCCCAGGCGCAACCCCAGCCAGCCCAGGGTCAGCAGGCCCCGGGACAACCGGACGTGCGCGAGCTGCAAATCCAGATCCAGTACCCGGACTATCAGCAGGTAATCCAGAACCAACTACCAAATGTTTTGCAAAACGCTCCCCACTTGGAGAGTGCTATCCGCAACAGCGACAACCCGTATCTGACCGCGTACACGCTGGCCAAGCAATTTGGCGGGCAGCAGGCCCAGAGGATCATGCAGAACCTTTCCGCTCCCGGGACCGCCGGGCAGGCTGGAGGGGGCGGCGCAATAGGCCAGGCCGGATATTACGCGCAGATGGACGATCAGACGCTGGAAGCGGAGATAGCTAAGGCCAAGCGGGGATAACGGAGGAAGAA